AGTAAAACTGGCTACAGGTAATGGAGGGTCTATATTTGTTGCTGGTGGATAATGTTGACTAACTGTACCTCCAGGTTCTACTACCACTCCAATTGTCCAAGTTGCTGCTGTGGTATTACCAGTAATCTTTAAAGTAGTATTTTTTATTGCACTGACTTCTTTTGCCTTTAAACGAACCTTTGACAATCCAGTTATAGTTTTTGTCTGTCCAACTCCATCCTGTCCTGTTTGTGTTGCATTTAATATGCTCATAACTAATTATCTTTTATTTGATTTTTAAACAAAAAATGTTTCATAATTTCACTATCCGTAGGTGATCTCCAATTTACATTTGGTTCTATCAATGGTTGGTTATCAATCACTTGACCAAATGGTTTTACAAAATTTGAACCACTTACTGTCATGTCCCATAAACCATAATCTATCTCATCATCGGCTAATGCGAACTTTGTAATAACATGCTCTCCGTTTTGATTTTCACCAAATACGGCCTTTCTTAAATAATCCCTACCTTTGTTTGTAAGTATTGCGTCTACAGCTAAACTATCTTTATCTATAAATCCCATAATTTTACTCCGATGGTGTATTATCTATAAAATTAACTTTTACTGGTAAAACATAAATTGCTCCTGACATTTGACCAGTTATAATAATTGATGTTTCTCTCGAAGTACCTAATGATCCTGCTGCTGTTTGAATAGTTGCTACTCTTGAAACTACCTTTTTACTTGTTCTACCACTATCTTCATTATAAACTGCACCTACATTATAATTAACTTCATCACCTTGTCCAGTTGCTATATCAACTACATTTGTATTCAATACCAAAAAACTATAATTTTCTGCTGAAAACGTTCCATCCGCCCCATTAGTATTTGGATTTATTACTGCCGTATCAAAAGACCACACCGCTGAATTGTTAGGATTATATGAACTTTCTAAAGAAGTATTAGTTCCATTCAACGGACTAACACTACTAATATGCGGTAACGCCTTAGTTCCTACTGGCATAGTAATTAACTTATATTTCATTACTACTTCTGGATCAATACATGGTTCTAACATTGGTGTAGATTCTAAAACTGCACCATAGTAATCAGTTCCTTTCGGATGTGCTGTATCCCATAAAGTGTAATCTATCTCATCATCTGCTAATGCAAATTTAGTAATATTAAACTTACCATCACTTTTTGCAAGATATCGTTTACCCTTCTTGGTTAATACTGCATTTAATATGTATGAAGTATTATTTATGAATCCCATTATTTACCTTATGTTAAGTTAGCATTAAGTGTAATTGTTACATCAAACTCTATTACTGCTCCTGAAGATTCTCCACTTATCACTATAGAAGTAGTAGTAGTGTCATCATGACTACCTGTAATACTCTTAGGATAAATTGTTAAATTTCCACCACCTTGTCCTACCACACCTGATCCAAATTCTAAAGTATTTCCTGTTTGTATTCTACAACCTGGTATAGTTTGAGATATATGTTGAACATTATCTACAAACGGGACCCAATGTGAATCTTGTGTTGAAAGTGGTTGTCCAGATACGGATATTGTACTAATAGTCGGATTCGATTCACCATCTGGTGAAAATGCTGCTGGTGCTAAAACAGCTATACTTGAATCTAATAAAGTTACTGTATAAGTCTCTCCTACTAATGTTCCCCAATCACCGTTTTCACCACCCATCAAATCTTGATTTTGTGTTCTTCCAATGGCCATTGTCTTTGAACCGTTAGTGTGTCCACCAAGTTTCGTTGAAACGTTAGCATTTCCACTAACAAGTGTTCTGTAGGCGTCATTAGCTCCAGGATTCTGATAATATACTAATGCTGCCAATCCAGTTGCTGTATTACCAACATCTATCAGTTCAACCATCGCCCTACAACCCTCACTCCTTGTCACAAGTTTATACTTCATGATTTCAGAAGGATCGTTAAAAGGTTCAAGTGCTGGTAAATTATCTATTACTGCACCATAATAATCAGTTCCGCTGGTATGTTTGGTATCCCATAATGCATAGTCAATTTCATCATCACCTAACGCAAACTTCGTTACCGAAAAATCTCCACCACTTGACAAAATTTCACGACCTTTTTTTGTCAATATGGCGTCTAATGTTCGGCTTGAATTATCTAAATATCCCATTGTTTTTTCTCCTATGTAATAATTCGGATTTTATATAATGTATAAGATTCGACATAATAAAACTTGTTATTCTTCTCTTATAAATATAATCCTTTTTAATTTTTGTTGTTTATTTGTTCTTTACATCCATCTTAGTAGTTGTTTTATCCGTTGTTGTTAGTTTTGTAGGTGATACCATTACCACATCTATAGCTGGTGTATTATCGGCATAATTTCCACCTGTATCGGATACCGTTGAAGCGTCCGTTTGAACACATCCAAGATAAAATAATCTATCAGTTCCTATTGATTCATCCCATCTATTATCTAAATCACTTCTGACAAAACTTGATGAATATGGTTTATGAAGTGATGCACTTAATGAAGATGAATAATAATACTCTATTTCATCATTAAATTGTGATATTACATTTCTCTCATATCGTGGCATTACCACTTCTTCAAATATTGATTTAACACTTCCTAATTGTATAGTTGAATTATAATAATCAGCTCCATACCACCCACTCGTATCTAAATCACCAACATTATATATTGCCGGTCTTTCTAAAATATGTTTAATTACAAATGAACCCGTTCCCGCGGCATTTGCTGATAATGTATCAGTTGGAGCATTATATGAACTAAATGTTGCTGAAACTTCCATTGAGGATCCAGTAGTCTGTTTTCTATTATTTAATTGATTTGGATCTGAAATATTAATAGGCAGTGTATCCGTTCCCCATCCTGTTATTCGTTCAGCAGAAGCAGAAATGAATCCTCTTGGTTCTGAACCACTAAGTTGTGTATAATAATTAACCCTAAATGGATCCGTGTAAGTTAAATTTACTTCAAGTGTTTCATATTGTGCAGATGATGACATATATGAACCAGTTGTCATTGATTCTTTATTAATTCCAAATGGATTAGACCAATTCATATTATCTTCATACGCTTGATATTCTGCACTTTCAGAATACTCATTTGTTACATCAATTCTTGTAATATGATGTTGTGGTTCAAATGTAGGTTTCTTACCTACTATAATCTTATCTCGTTCAAGAACTGTAGGTTCAATAAGAATACCAACCGTTGCATTTGCACGAGCTGGAACTAAATCTTTAACTTGTTCATATAATGAACTATCATAATATTTTATTAACCTTAAATAATCCCAAAAGTTATTTGGTCCTGAATACTTTTGCCAATATAAGTTTCTGGCTTCTACTAATCCACTATATTGTTCTTTATATTGGTCGCGTGGATCTCCAATGTATTGGTCAAAATCAAGATTAGGCATTGAAAGAATAATATCTTCATCTATTGCCGCAGACGGTGAAAAGAATATACCAAGTTTATTAGAATCTATTGGTGCATTATCATATGCTGGAATTGTGATACTCTCCCCAAATTTTAATACAGGACTTCCAACTTTATCAATTAAAGTATCAGCTTCAATTCTTACCTTTCTTGATGACCTACCACTTGGTCCCAAATTAGGGACTTTCATTTTTGTTTCATCTACTACTGGTGAAAAGTGATCACCCATACCAGATGTATAATTATATGGTGTTGCTGATGCCGTGAAAGATGTGTCTGCACTTGCATCTTGAAACCATCGATTTGCAGTTACACTCAAATCTTTATCATCATCAAATGAATATCGAGTAACTAAATCTATATAAGACGCGGACGGTGTGTTACCATCAAATGCTATTGGGGCGGCCACATGATTGTCAAATGACGTAGTATTTAAAGCTGTTGTCCAATTTCTATATTCCATCATAGAACCACTAAATGATTCTCCGAAATAAGTATTCTGTTCAGGACCACCGAGTGTTACTGATTTATTACTTCCAGAATATGCTAAATTATATGATGGTTGACTTGAACCAGTTATATATAAAGTTTCACTTGATTCATATATAATCTTACTTCTACCTGCATCATATTTTTTAGTATGTAATTTATAAGCAACATTTTGATTAACAGCATCACTTGCTACAAATGATCCATCCCATAAAGTTCTCGTCAACATTACAGACCAAAATTCATTATCATATACAGGAAGATTAGAAGATGAAACCTCTTTATATCCATCACTACCACTTAACATAAAAGATACATGACCTCTATTATCTACTGAATCATTTTCTTTTAATCTAATTGCCCAATCTGTATCTCGTCTTACCAATACTTGATTCGAACCCGTTGCTGCTTTAAATCTAAATTCTATTGTATCTGGAACTCTATTAGTTGGTGCACTCCCAGATATTACTGGACTCCAAGCATTATATTGAACATAAGTATTATTACCTGATCCATAAAAATTTAATGCCTTAGTAAACTTTCTTGTTAAGAAATGTTCTGCAGATTGTCCTGGTAATTTTGGACCTCCGTATTCTATAACTCGTAAGATAGAAGATGGAATACCATAACAACTTATTAAACCTTTAATTGCCCGTGATGTTCCTTTTGTTTTTAAGAAATATGGCATATTGTTTACAATACGACTCCAAATTTCTCTTGATATATCTCTGTCTGGAGTTATCGAATATTCTTGTGGTTTTTCTGAACCACTAACCATCATACCAAACATATATTGTGGTAAAGCAATTAAATCTTTACCATCATGAACTGTCCACCCAAGTGATTTTGCAACTGGTTCTAATAAATTCTTAGCTACTCCCTCTGTTAATTTATCTCGTTTATCATAAACATCTGTCATAGATTTTATAAACACCCACATATCATCAAAATGGTGTCCTATCATATCTACAAATTTTAAAAATACTTTATTTTCATCATCATCTTGAACAAACATTGGAAGATGACTTTGTAATCTATTTTTATTTGCCTTATCATAAGCTGATGCTGAAAGTAATTGTTCTGTATACCAATCTGTTGCTGCTGATTGTGAAGTTCTATAAAGAATATATGGATTTGAATATGTTCCTGCTCCACTTTCTTTAGGCCATGCATTATCATGAAATAATCCAATAGATTGACTTGAAAAAGACGAACTTTGATTAAACATATATTTTTCAAATTTATCAAAGTTATTAATGGTATCACGCCGTTTCTTTTCCCATGATTGAATTTGTGTTAATGATCCACTTACTGGAGTAAATGCTGGATGTGGATTTTCGGATCCCGAAACATTTAAATAACTACCAGCTCCTGGGTCTGCTTTAACACTAAGTTTACCAATCGGTACTCCTATTGAACCACTATTGGATCCTGCTAAAGATGAACTTCTATCTGTATATTGTTGTATTAAATCTAATTTATATTTAAAATTTCTAACTCGTTGTTCTGCAGAACTAAAATGTATAAAGTTTTTAAATAATGAATGGTCTACATTAATATCTGCACTTAAACTGCCACTTAAAATTTCATTTTCAATATTTTCTTGTATAGCGACATCCGATGATACTAACTGACTATAATTTTTAAACTCTGTTTGTCCAGGTCCGATTGGGCTATTTACATTACCAAACTCTGGAGTTCTTAAAACTATATCACCAACATATTCTTCAACAAATGGAATAAGTGTACATTTCTCCTCAACAGGTGGAATCATTTCTCTTACAACAACAGTAAAATCTTTTTCGTTAATTGTTTCAGGAAGTGGTTCATATAATTTATAAACTAATGAATGTGGATATTCGGGAAACTCTTGAGTATCATATTTAAAATTTGTTATTAAACTATAATCATTGGGACCTAACTTTAATAATTTACTTAAATTATTTTGATTATCATTTGGATATTGTATGAACCATTTATCAAAATTAATACCTTGATTAATACCTACTGTATTTTCAAAATCATGTCCACTTTGTTCCCCAAGTTCTGCATAAGTATTAACAAGTGTAATAGCATTATCAGTTATGCTTTCAATATCACCTCGTAAAGAACCATATACAGGACTTGATTCATCAAGTGAAGATGTATAATCAACGAAAAACTCTGTAAATGTACTATAAGATTGTATATTAGACTCATTATCAAATACTGTCCCATCTGGAGCCGAGTCTTGATATGTATTAGATAATATAACAGTATCCCCATCAACTTGCACTATCTCCCCAACAAAATCTGAAGTTGTTGGTGATGCATCTACTCTTGAATCAACTTCTGTTATTTGAATCTGAACATTTTCTACCCATACAATTCCTTCAGGACCATAATGACCATATACATAAAGTGTAGTTGCCTTATTTACATCCCAGTTTTCTTCAACTATTCCTGTCCATTTTACTTGTTCCCATTCTCCAGTCTTAGAAACTGGTCTATATCTTAAAAATTCTTCCTGACCTGCCCCCAACATCGGAATTCCATTTTCATCATCACCAACAGTTGACGGGTGGTGTCCTGAAATACGATCAGTCAATCCCCAAGTTGTTGATCCATTGTCTTTTCTATAATGATGTAACCCAACCATTGCACCTTTATTTATAGTATCTGACTTTTGTGACCAAGATACTGTAATCTGGTATCCTGGTTTAATTCCTTGGGCTGCCATTGAATGTGGTAAAGTCTGTGAAATACCCATCCACCTATGTGATAATGTAGTCGGTTCAACAGATGTATTTGCTGTTTTATGTTCACCTTCATAATCAATATGATTTGGTGTACCAAACTCAGAATTTTGGTCAATAAACTTCATAGCAACTCCACCGAATTCACCATCACCATCTACCCATTTAGCATGATGTCCTAACCAACCACTATGCCATATTGACTCTTGAGTTTTTCTTTCTTCTATTCCACCAAAATCAAATGAACTGAATCCATCAGCCCATCCGCTTGGTTTTACTGCATCTGAATGTAAAACTGGATCCCACCATTGCCAAATTTTATCAGTTATACTACCTCCACCGTCCCAAGTCCAACTTAAAACTTGATTATTTGCAGTATTTACTGACCAAATCCAAGAACAATCTAATAAATCGTCATCTACTTTGTTTCCCCAAGCACCTTTGCCGGCCTTTGCTAAAGTTTTCCAAGCAGAACCTAATACACTATCTGTTTCGGAATTACTTTGAATTGACCAAGGACCTGTTCTTGTTATTCTCGGTGGAATATCATACTCACCAGATAAAGCTCTTCGTTGCCAATTTTTTAATACACCCAACCAATTTTGAGAACCATCACCTGTTTTTACTTCTACTCCATTATAAACTATTTTTGCAATAAAAGCAGCGGGGCCTCCTTGATTTCGTGTTTCTATTCTCAACCCACCTATATTATTTGGAAGTTCAAATGTTTGTGATGTTCTCCAATCTGTTCCTGAACCAAGTAGGGTTTCAGTTCCATTCGGACTAACAGTAAATAAATCAAATTCATTATCAACTTGTAAAGTAATATAATTATTATCACCCATACCATGATATGGACTTACTCTAAATTCTCTTTCACCCTTTAGAATGTCTGATGCATCTATATTCTTTAAAGGAATATCATCTATTACAATTAATTCTTCATTTTGTGAATACGTTTGATCTGTAACATATACACCTTTAATAGTTAATTTACCACTTCCTCTACCATCACTTCCCGCCATCATTAAGTTTATAAACCCGTCATCTTCTTCTGCGAATACAGCTTCTACTTTATTGTCATCTATAAATGTAATTAACCCCGTTGTTGGTGAATCTTCTTCTTCAACTCTCTCTTTAATTACAAATGGACTTGGTGGACCACTTACACCACCAACCTCAACTTGAATATCTGTAATGTATCTATATGCCCCATCTTCATAATTTGTATTTCCATCCGTATCACCTAACCATATCACTACACTTCCATCCGTAGAAGTTGTGGGTATTGTTATATTTTTATATAATCTTTGCCATAATTTACCATCTATTTCTTTTGTTTCATAAATTCCTCTATCTGTATCATCAAAGGTTCTGGGAGTTCCACCTGGAGCAGTTGAACCTCTAAATAATAATTTATGATCTGTCCATTCATCAGTCCAATGAACCCAACAACTCAATATATAACTCTCACCTGGTATACCTTTTAATTGAATCCAATAATGATTAGTTCCTCCTATTGAACCATCACTCCTTAAAGTATATCTACTATGTCCTGGATTTGAAAAATCTTGAACTATCTCAGTAGAATCTGATTTCTTTATGAACTCTGCAACATTTTCTCCTCCAGAGAAATGACCATTAGTTACTAAATTTTGTATAGCAGGTAAAGTTTCAATATCTACTACAGGAGTATATCTTGTTATTTGTTGATCTGATTCTTCATAATCTATAACGAAGGCTTCTCTTATTTTAAGAGTCCCACCTTCCATTGCATTTTGTAATGATAAATCTTCACTATTTACTGTTGCTGTTTTTCCATCATTACTAAATGTTATATGGGAATCTCCACTTACATCAGAATATGATAAACAAGTATATCCTAATAATCTAAATTGTTCATAATAATCTGTATCAACAATTGCAGGATTTGGTCTTAATCTTATTTCAGTTCTTGTTGGGGAAATTTCTTGTAACCAATACTTATCATCTTGAACGAGAAGTTCTATATCGTTTCCTTTATCATCAAGTAAACGGGTCTTTATATCTTCTTCTATATAATAACTAGCATATATTTTACCATTTGTTTCTACCATATATTGACCAGTATAAATACTCTTATCACGTTTCTTGGTCAATATAAATTTAGATGAACCACCAATTTGTCTTAAAAAATTATATACTATTTTATAAGTTCCTCGTTCATAACCAAGACCTCTAATGTGAGCACCTATATCTAAAGTATTTGGGAGTGGATATGTAAGTTCTCCAGAAGCAAGATAATTATCACTTGTATCATATACACAATACTCAATTATATCGGAAGTAAGTGTTCCAAATGGAGCTATGGGATCACCATCGTTCAAACCATCTATACTAAGAAGTGGCAAATCTTTTTCTTGTAATCTTGATAATTTTCCAGTATTAGAATCGAGTGTTAATTGTTTTTTCTTTGACATTAGAATTCCGTAAATTCTCGTTTGATTATTTTCTTGGTTTCTTCAGTCTCCTCGTATTTGAAATATCCACCTTGATATGAAATAGTATGATTTTGAGGATGACTTGTTCCATCAGTTCCCTGACCAGGAATTATCTTTTCAAATAAAACAATATTCTGTGATGTTGGATTTCTAAGGATACCACCTTCTACAGAACTGGCCTGAGTTCTCTTTTCGATTAATTCTAAATATTTAGATTCATCCCCCGTTATAAGTCCTTGATAAAACGGAAGATTATCTAATTCATCTTTACTATATGGCATTTTTTATCTCACTACTTTAAAGGAATGTTTTTCATCAAAATATTGAACGGTTTCATTGGCAGTTCCACTACCACTAACAATCTTATATTCTATTCTATAAAATCTTTCTGATTGTAATCCGTTCATCCACAAATTGAAATAATTTCCTGTTGAATCACAACTTACCTTTGAACCAGTTCCGAATGGAACAAGAATGTCCTCTGTATAAGCATCTTTAATTTGATAATATGTACTTCCGCTTGGTAGATATTTAGCAGTTGTATATCCTGTACTATATCCACTTGTTGCGTATGACTTCTCAGGATACCTTGCTCTACCAACTACTCTAAATTTTGTTTTTGAAGTTTCTTTGTATTCTGGTCTTAATCCCCTCATATAAAGAACCATATCCTCAACCTCAGTATTAGAAAGTGCTGATAATGAACCTGTTGCCCAAGTTGAGTCATCCCAAACTACTTCAAGTTTTGGTTGATAAATCGTATGGGTATCTCTACCAAAAAATACAAAATGTCCATACTTTGTATTATTACCTTCTTCTACATTTGCATCTTGATTGCCTATGCTACCACTTCTTTTTAACATAAATCCTTCATTTGAAACTGTACTATGTAACCACTTCCATACAATATCAGTTACGTCCATTCTTAAATCTGATGGTTCATGTGTGAAAGATGCTGATGCTTCGTATCCGCTTCCACTATACCAAGTTCCACCAGATGATGTGATAGCAGATGACCAATTTGTTGCATCATCATTATTATCTTTATACTTCCAACTTGCCCCATCTTCTATAAGTGGATTTGCCTGTGCTCTACCAGAACCCATATCCCATGATTGACTTACAGGATATCCATACAAAGTTTGTGATATGTGTAATTCATTAGAATTTGCATCATATAAGTTTAAATGAAATTTTGTTTTTGATCCTGAAGTAATTAACCCAGAAGATATTGATTCAGAGATATAACTCAAATCAAATTTTATTAAAGCACGAGAAACATTTACTACAGAACCATCTGGATTAGTATCTTTTCTAATTTCAAGTATCTCATCAAGTCCAGTATTCATACTTGAACTTACTTCATATAATGTTGTATCTTTTGTTGCGAATTCAAAATAATGCATTAGATATCTCCCATCACCCTACCTCGTATATCAGAGTCAGGATATTTAACTTCAAATATTGCTGGATCTACTGACGGATAAATAACACTATTAAAGGTTGCTGATGCTACATCATAAATGTTCGCAGAATATAACACTCCACCAATAGTTCCAAATTTATTAGTAACTTGAATAAGTTCTGCACTATTTTCAAAAGGTTTAACAACTGTTGCCACTCCTTCAACTGACAATATTTCAGAAGATACATCAGCCAAAATTATTGGTTGATTTATTTGCCATTTATCTGTATTAAAATATAATTTTAATCTATCAACACAATTCAATAATACTTCATTTTTATTAAATCCTCTTTTAGTATAAATAGCAAAATCAATTCCTATATTACATATCCAAGCATCTTTAAGTTGAACGGCGTCTGTCATTATTCTATATTGACTTAAATAAGTTTGAATATTTTCTTTAACCGCTTGATTTAAACCAACTAATTTTTTACCATTGTTATAACCTAACAAATACATATTTAATGCTAACGGATTGGATTGGAAAGTAGGATCTCCTTCATTCTGGCTAGTTGCTGCCACTTGTTCATCTTGTATCATATAAACTTTTGCCACATTACCATATTTGGGTGGTAACGAATAAACACGAGTTATATAATCATCTTTAGTTACTGCTCTTTGTTGTGCTTGAAAATAAGCTGCGGCATTTACTCTTACATCTTCAAGTGTTTCTGGTCCACCACCTCCAGTTGCTGGATTTATATTTGTTATTGCAGTTGAATTCAATGTAGATGTTTTTATATTTACATCTAATGATAAAGAACTATCAAATTGTGGACTATGTGATGTAATATTATTAATTGTATTTGATGCAACATTATCATCAAGTCCACCACCATAAGAATACTTAATTGTAAGTGTTGTATTAGTCGGACATTGACCATAAGTTTCTGTATTTAAAAAGTTTGCTGGATCAAAAGCTGTATCAAGAAAACTTGGTGTTCCTGGTAGATTAGAACCTACACTATTTGGATTTGGAATTATCTCTTCATCTGCTCCTGCTGCTGCTCCAGAACCAAATCTCATTTCAGTTTTACCATCAGGTCTAATATAAGTTTTAAATCGTTTAGATGTCTTTACAAGTTTTAACAAAAATGGTGCAAAGTTTCTACCCTCTACTAAATCTGGTGAATTGTTTGTATTATTCTCAAAATCAGCATATACCGTATCCTGTGCTAAAAATGGAACTTCATACCATTTATTTCCATCACCATCCGTTACTGAAATTATTTCCAATACAGGATTATTATTTAAAGCAATTCTTTTATATTTTTCTGCTGTTCCAAATGTTACATATTCAGTAACAACCGTTCCACTAACTGCCTTTGCTTGTTTCTTTAATAACCACTTAGTAATATTTTGTTCATCATCAACTTCAAATACCTCATCTACTCTTGGACTCATTGAACTCGAATCTCTAAATACTACATCATCTACTGTTCTATAAATTGTGCCATTGACTGATGTACCTTCCATTCCCGCGGGAATATGTAAACAATAATCTTCATCGGGTGGATATCCTGTATCACCATTATTGAAAGTAATAGTCTCAGTAGAATCGGCTGGAACTGTTTGGAATACATCAAGGGTTACAGTTGCAGGTGAAGCCTGTCTTGGTTTATATCCATATCCTTGTGCAATTTCGTATATAGTTTTCTTTTCTTCTGCAAAAGCTAACATACTTTCTTTGAACTGTTCGTCCATATAATAGGACAAAGTATCACCAACATATGATGCCATTTCTATAAACATCATACCTGGATCTGATTCGTTGAAATCGTTATATGTATTTGGAAAGTATGTCTTTGCAAATTCTATTAAACCATCTCTGAAAGCAGAAAAATCTTTATTTAAATATTTTACGTCTTTACTGACTCCTTTTGTAGCCATTTCTTTCTCCCTTATTGATTAATCGCCGATTCAAACTGATCAAAATTTACCGACACCGCTCCAAGTCTATCGGGTTCAAACGATAATCCAAAATCTATTGTTATATTAACTCGATTAATGTTATAATCTGGCATTGTAATTTCTATATTTTTAATGTTTATATATGGCAACCAAGTTTCTAAGGATGTTCTAATTGAATCTTCTAATATATCACTAAAATCTTCATTCATTGGTTCAAACAATATAGAATGTAACTGTGAACCAAATTCTGGTTGTCCTAATCTCTCACCTGGAATTGTTTGCAATAAATTTATAATATTATATTTTGCCTGTTGAAGTGTAGTTTTAGTTTGTTTAAAATATCCAGATTCAGAATAGCCCATTGGAAGTTTTAATCCAATAAATGTATCTGGATTTAAATCTTTTTCTCTTGCTCCCATTAGTTTATTCTCCTTACAGCAACTATTATACCATTTTTAACTTCTAAAATTGCCCTTCTATATGAAGTTGGTATTATATTACCATCATCATCCAAATCTACATCTGAAATTTGAAATTCATCAGTAATTCCTTCGTATTCTTCATTACCCTCATATGTTTGATATCCACCCGCCTGTATATTTCCGTCTAATTTAATTTCATCTTTAGTAAAACGTATATTTAACTTATCAAACAATTTTTTAAATATGATTATCTGTTTAGCCTCATCAATATTGGACTTGGCAACTGTTTTAAATTTTTTCAATATTCTTGATAATCTATTTTTTTTAGATTTAGGATTAGTCTGAACTTGTCTAATATTTAACTGATTTCCTCTACCTATAAAAAGACTTCCAGGTAATCTATTTTCTAAATATGATTTATTATCAAGTCTATCTACTTCATCTTCGCCCGTTAAATAAGAATGTATTGCGTCTGCTTCTTCTGCAGAATACTTAGCATTTTCTTTTCTTATTCTCTTTTTAGTTTCCGTATCTTGGTCTTTAAAGATTCTATCATTCTTAATCTTTTCAAGTTTATACTTTAGAAATTGTTTATCTAATGCCATTGTTCACCTCTTATGGACGATAATTCGTTCCACCACCCTTTTTCTGGTCTATTGCCTTCATAACAGCTGAATAATCTTTTGTTAATGCATTTGTTACATGGTCAGGAACTTGGTCAACATTCACACCGGCTTTCTTAATAGAATCAACTGCTGCTATTTCTCGTTTCTTTTCCTTTACTGATTCTGGATTTCCCAAACCAGTTTCTCTAACAAGTATATCATTTATTTTACTACTATCGTAGATTCCACCACCCATAGTTTCATATCCACCATCTTGTCCTTGTGGAACTCCACCAACGGTTTCATTCAGAACCTTGTTAAGAGCTTTGTTTGATGTATAATTTACTTCCTTTTTAGGTTTAGTTTTATACTGTTGTCTAATAGGTTCTTTGAACTCTTTCTCAGTTATTGGTGTTGAAACTAATTCGGTAAGT